CTTATCTCTGTTACTAATCTTATAGGATCAAATGGAGCAGTAGTATTTAAAACGCCATTTCTTTGAAATAAAAGTATCTCAGCCTCTTTGTCGTTTTCTATGCTATAAACTACATCGGAAATAAGAGCGGTATATCCGCTAGGAACTGTATAAGCTCCTATTTGAGACTGCCCTCTTCCAAATGTGTTTATTGCTATCTCTGACCAAGTATCACCGCCTCCGCTTTCTTGTATAGTCAAAGTTCCTTGATGACTCGGCGCAGTTTGATGAGCATACGTTCCAGTGGTTGCTACTTGCCATCTGTACAATCTTATAAGCGAATCAGGTAAAGCTACTGGAGTTGTACCGTTTAAAGATACTGTATTAGTTACTACTACTAAGTTTCCTCCGGACTCTTGTAAGCCTTCATAAGTAATTGATCTTGCTCCTGCACCGGTTGCATTATCATCAGCATCATCAGATACTACTTCGAGCGCTGTATTTGATATAGGAGTTCGATAAAAGGTAGATTCTGTTATAGGATCGAATGAGTTAGTTATCGCTGAGTTACGGCCAAATTTATGTATAACCGTATGACTAGGAACATTACCTTTAGATGCTTCAATAGGGAAATCAAGGACTTTTTTATAGTAGTCTCTGTGTGAGTTATAGATATAATCTGCTCGGTTTATAAACGTATCATCCTCACGGATCATTCTACCGGTAGTTCTATGCAGATTTTTTATACCGTTTTTATTTGGCATTGATTACCTTTTTTAAATCTTTAATAATCTTTGGTCTAGCCTCTTCAAAAGAACGAAATAAAAATGATCTACCAGGCATACCCCCAGGCCCACCATTAGACCGTTTAAAAGGTAATGCAACAGAAGAATAGTCAACACCTGAAATAGTAGTTTCTACATTTCCATAAGTTCCAAACTCAACATAAGGGGCGTACTCTACATTAGTATAAACTTTTCTGCCTAATTCGCCTAGTTTTTCTGTTTTTATAGAACTTTTCAATCGGCCGCTATCAGTTGGCACTCTATTTTTGGCTGCACTTTCAATCTTTAAGGCATGGTGATTTATTACAACCTCTACTTGATCTCGTTTCTTTTTTAAAAGTAAGTCAAGTTTGCCAATTGCTTTGTTTATTTCAGCTTGCGATATTTCTGCTTTAATCATCTTCTACCGCCATCAGTTCTGTATAACTATGCTCCTCTCCCTTATCTTGAGCGTAGTCTACGTTAAAAGTTCTACCATCGTATTGAATTCTTAATAAGTAATCATAGGTAGCCCTATCATATCCTGCACTTACAAAATCGTCTCTGTAACGCGTTATAATTTTGTACTTTACTTTACCTTTCAACCCGCCTATTTCGTAGCTTTCTCGGCCGCTTACGGCGCTCACGTTACCCCATACAGTCGCAAGCGTGTTCCATGTTTGTGTATTTCCACCCATGCCATCTGATGAAAGGTTGTAATACTGGATTGTTAGCCTTTGCTTCATTAAACCTACGTTCGCTTGTCTGTTTTTTGTTTTCATTCATCAGATTAGTTTAGCGTACTTTTTGAAATACGATTTAGAACCATTAGGAAGCTCACTAACACCACCCTCTACTAAATCCTGTCTATCTTCGTAGCTAGATAAAACTGCTTTTTTAAGGCCTAGCTTTATCCCTGAAGGAATAGAGGTGTAACCAGCTATATAAATTACTTTAAGTCGTAACCTATTAAATGGATCTTGGTAATCATACAAAGTATTTAAGATTAACGTATCACCTTGTAAGTAATAATCATCCCCTGCCGTCAATGTAGTTTCAGTGCCTTCGTGATTTATGGTTTTGACAGAACTCACCGACTGGGCAGGGAATAAAGGCAAGTCAACTCTTTTAGCGTACATCTCCCATTCAGCTGTTACTGTTTTCTCTATCAACTGAAAAGAATAGGCTTGCTCTATTACGTCTATAGTACTAGCAATTAAATCCGTTATCAAAGAGTCATCCGCAGAGGTTTCTACCTTCATCCAAGATTTTGCATCTGACGCGCTAAGTACATCCGATGGTGTATTAGTACCAGTAGCAGTGCTTGAGACCGTTACAACGCCATTTAGTCCATAATCTGGTGTTTTTAAACTACTTCTTAGCATTTAGTTCTTCTTTTAATTGTTCCGCTTTACTTTCTGGCAGTCTATCTATTATTTGATTACCCTTCTTGACGTAATACATTGTCTTAGTATTCTTGTCTTTTTCAATATATACTTTATTATCTAAACTATATGCAGTTTTATCCTCTTTAGTCTCGTAAAGTAAGCCTCGTTTTAGCATGTCATTAACCATGTCTTTGGGGCCTTTAAATGGCTGATCTATCTTATATGGTTTTTTACCATATCTAAAGTTTTTTCTACATCTATACATAGCAATAAAATTAATTAAGAAGGATGGCAGGGAATCGAACCCTGCCAAGTTCCAAACATCCTTATGGTAATCTTAAGAATTACCTGCGTTAGTAATAGCACTCGTGAAGTTACCGAAGGCACCTGCATTAGGCAAGTAAGTTGGTAATGCTAAACGGCCAGAGATCTGAACAGTAACTAGATCTTTAACCACGTTGTCTTGGTCTTGCTCGTAGAAACGAACCTGCATAGACTCACGGTCAAATAAAGTAGTTAATTGTGCAAAATCAGCAACTAAGAAATCGTTAGCGTTTCCGTCTGTTGCATTGATTGCGTTAGTAGCTATGATAGGTACACCACGTACTACTGGTACTCTTTGGCCAAACACTACATCATTAGGGAAAATGTAACGTCCATCGGCATCTTTTCTACGAATCATTTCATAGAAACGACCAATTCCCATCATGATCGCAGATGGTCTGAAGTTACGATTTTCTACTTGTTTGATAGCTTCTAGTAATACATCATGCTCTTGAGCATCAGCATCGCCGGTATATTGGTCTAAAGTATAGTCAGTAGAAGTTACTGTCAATCCATAGGTTGAATCATATAGCAAATAAGCATCTTCTTCTACCATGTATTTTTCCATTCCACGTAGTGAAATATGGCTAGCTAGACCTGCAGTATCATTAAGAGCTTCTTTAGAAACTCGGAAATGAGCAGCGATTTTTTCAACAACAGCATCGGTTGCGGTTAAATCGAAATCACTTTGACCTGAGGCAACGCCTTCGGCAGTAACAGCTGTACCATCAGTAAAGTTGCTTTCTTTGATATAACGGATTTTGTCGCTATTAGTCGTGCCATTAGGTAAGAACTGGCGTACATGAGTTCTTCGCTCTGGATCAAATTTAAATCCAGCAACATAATCAGCAGGAACAACATCACCAGTATAAGCATCAGCTTCAGTTATAACTGCTTTTGTGTTCATGGTAAAGCCTGAGATATTACCAGACTTAAATGCTTGCATTTGATCTTGTACTTCTTTAGCTTCTAAGGCTTCTTGAACTTTTGATTTCATAGAAGTAGGCTGAGCACTAGAGCCTAATCGACTTGTGCTTTTTTCGATACTTTCGATACGATCTTTTTGTCCAGAAATCAAAGCTTCTAAGTTTTGGATTTCAGACTTTGTAGCTGAATCAGCTTCGCCAGCAAGTTTTACCTGCTCTTGTAGCTTATCATAACGAGCTTCGAGATCAGACTTAAGAACATCTACATGTCCTTTAACCGATTCAAGCCCTTCTTTTAAGGTTTTTTCTAAGTCCATTTTTGGAACTCCTTTTGTAAGTTGAATGATTGATTGAATTGTTTGAACGTATCATTTATTACATCGGCTTCATTCTTTAAAGTGACTTGAATCGGCTTTTCAGTCTGAAGTGAATCTTTAAATAACTGCTCAAAATGTTTTAGCTGCGCTTCTATTAGCCTAAATGTTTCATCAGTATAATCGCCAGAGTAAAACGCTTTACTAAGTTCTTTGTATTTTTCTACTTGATCTTTTTGAGATCCTTTAGCCATTCCGCCTATAGCCATTTCATTTGCGCCCCAGGTTACAGTAGATCCTTCCCACATCTTGCATTCTTTCACTAGATATGAATCTTCTTGGCTATCGTACTCACGCTGGATAAAATTAATACCAACTGAATGCTCAGTTAAAATACCATCTCGGTATAGTTTTAAAACATCATTACCTAGCTCTGTATCAGAGATCATAGTGCGGAAATATAAACCCTTTTCATCTTCCATTAACGTCATTGGTTTACCTAGTACCTGTAGTGGGTCATGTTGATAGAGGTGCATTATCCTATTCTTGCCATTAGGGCCATTTTCTTTTAATGTTTTTTCGTAGCATCCTTTTAGCATTACATCGCCATCAGAATCTTTAAAATCAAAGATAGAATAATACCCTTCGATTATTCTACGGTCCATATCAACACCTTTTACAGATGCACTCGTATTTTTAGTTTTCCACGGTAAGTTCATAGCACTTTTTATTGGGTTAATTTTTGTAAGGGTACTAAATTTATGACCTACTATTCTATCAGTAGCCTCGTCGCCTCGATAAATTCTAATTAATGCAGCTGGATCATCCTCACTAGCACTAATAGTTAATGCTGAATCTGGTATTTCTAAGCTTCCACTAGTTTTGATCCTTGTTATCTTTCCTCTAGCTCTACCGCCTGGTGAATTCCACGAAACAAAATCACCTACTTTTAAGTCACCCGCTTTAGCTTTCATACTTTTTTCTTCATCGATTTGTTTTGATTTACGTATAGCCCAGTCTACTCCAGATGTACCACCCCAAGCATCCCACATTAATCCACCGCATCCATCTTCATAAGGAACATCTTTATGCTGTCTATGGCGATTAAATGATGCCATACGTTTTACAACGTCCTCAGAAATAGGTTCACGGTTTGCAAGCTGTGTAGCGCGCCTCCATCCTACAGAAGTACCGCACCCTTTAGGGTTACCGGATTCCTCCTTGTACTTTAAGGCACGTTTTGCATTATTACTTGCGCTTTTTGGATAATCGGTATAACTCATACTAATAGTTTGTTATAAAAATATACATTTTTAACATCATTTTACAATTACAATAATTAGTTTGATTAAACCCTTTATTTTTAATATGGAAAAGTTAATAAATAGAGTACAAGAGCAACTAGATAATAATTGGGCAGTAGAGAAATCTGATATTCAAGCCTTGCTTATGTTTGCAATTTGTTTTTGGCGACAAGTTCATAAATAACATTAGCTAAATTATTTTGCCTATTATTTTTTTGTTCTCTTCTATGAATAGATTGCGTCAAGTAAGTCTCTGTGCTTTTTATCCAATGCATATTGTGTTTTAAGCATATAATTCTTATATCTTTTTTAGCTAACTCTAACGCAACTCTTAAATCGCTCATCCTATAATCCCTCCAAGTAGTAGCATCAAATTTTATTAAATCCGTATTAAAAGCTGATACCCCAGTTCCAGGTACATCTACTTGATAATCCGCGTCTACATTTCTAAGGCATTGATATGAATGGTGCCCTGTATAATATGGTAAATTTAACCCTTTTAGCTTTCTACCATGAAAGGTTAACCATGTATTAGGATATTTTTTTAAAGCCGTTAGGATTGTTTCTACGTAGTCTGGTGGATAAATAATATCGTCATCACAAGAAAGATAAATCCCTTTACTTGTAGGTAACCAAATAAACTTAGCATTATCTGTATAATCTTTACCAAAAAAAATCTCGACATTACTACCTTTGAGCTTTGGCTTGTAATCATTTCCATATACCCGAACTATATCAACTTGATGCCTTAAAGAATCTACTACTTGTTGTAAATTTTCTTTACGTGCTTTTATCGTAGCGAGGTTGGCACTAATCATTTTTGTGAATCTATCAACTGTTTAATGAATACATCAAACTTTGATTCCAATAAAATTACTATATCACTTTTTAATGCAATAAAGAATAAGGTAAGTATTATTACTAATTGCCAATCATACAATGCAGACCATATTAAGCAGGCTATGCCCGCAACTAATCCTAATTTATTCATAAGCTTATAAGTGGTTGTTGTTTTCTTAGCTCTGTATGCATCATGCTTTTGTGATCACCATGATAGCATAAGCTTTTTTTAGGGCAATACATAGGAATCCCTAATTTAAAAAATTTATGGCTTTGACTTTCACCGATACCCGATGAAATCTTTGATCTACCAAACCTACTAGATGTAATAAAATCTTGTTCAAAATTTATAGCTTCTAGTGTTTGTCTATTTGTAAAATAACCACCATCACAATAGCTAACTTGTATAGAATCAATACCTTTTACTTTTACTTCTCTGTGTTCTATACTAGTCCAGATTTTAGGCCTGCCATCATTCAAAAGGTTGTAAGCATACTTGCCTTTGATTTGTAAATGCAGTTTGTAAATCGTGTCGAAGTCTATTTGTAAAAAATCATCTGGTAAGAATAAAAAGAAATCATCATTAGACTGCTTGCATATTTCAAAAGCATATTGCCAATTAAGAAAGTATTGTTCTTTGCCTTTATGTTCTAATCTGTGAAACTGACATTTCTTAGCGAATAAAAGAGAATCAAAGTCAGAGCCATCATCAATAACGACTGGTTCTTCTGGGCATTGCTCAATAACCTTAGCCAACATGGATGGTCTATTGTAACTAAAAATCAATATCATAAGGCTCGTATATAACCGTACATCTACAATTAATCGTGTTACTAGGAGCTGCGCCTAATGATGAATCACCAGGGTATTGCATTTCATCGCCGCCTACATTGAAAGGCGTTTCTAAATTAGGTACTTTTTGACCATCTACTGCTAAATGTAAATCCCTAGTCCTATCATCCTGTGTAGCTAGCCATACTTTTTTAGTCGGTATTCCTGAGGCTTGAGCACCTAAAACTGAGCCAGCGTTCGAAGCGGCTATAACCTCGGTTCTCCCTATTAAAGTAGCTCTCCTTAAACTAAAGCCATAATCTGATTTTAATTGCTTAGCAAAATTAGGAATAGATGTACCCTCTTTTAAAGCTGTTGCTACGTTTTTTCTTATACGATCCTGGGTAGTCCTTGTTACTAAAACAATTTTACTAGTTGTATCAGAGGGGTTTAATATTTCATTACCAGCTATCCATTGTGCAATTAGCACGTCCCAATCAACGCTTACTTCTTTTTGCATGGATTCTTTTAAGTTAGCAAGCGATTCTTGGCCAAATACCTTCATTACCCTAGTGTATACTTTTTCAAAAGCATCTGATACCGAATCGGCTGTTACTATACCCTCTAAATCAAAGTTTATAACTTGCCTTTTATCTACGGCGTCTAAATATTGTTTTAATTGCTTACGTAAAGCATTATGGAAAGTCCTTTCGGCAAAACGCTCAAAAGCTCGGCGTTTATTATCGAATGTTTTCCAAATAATAAATCTTTTGTGTTGTTGGCTTGTATTTGATTCTTGGATAGGCATAAAAAATACTAAACCTTTCACAGTTTAGTATAAAATAACAAAAGAGATATGTCTACAGAAGCTCGTTTAGTACTTGCATAAATTTTTCTATATCCTCAGGGCTTAACCAACCCATAATAAGCGCGGTCGTGAGACCTATTGCTACAATATTACGGAGCGTAAAAGCTTCGATAAGTTCGTTTTTAGTTTGATTCCATTCGCCTGCAACGATTGCTTTAAGCGCTTTACCCAGGAATTGGTTTGGCAATGGCAAAATATCGAGCGCTCCGTGCAACACTTCGCCTGCTTTATTTTTTCCTTCGGCAGTTTGTGATATGATACGTACAATTTTCCAGTCCTTTATTGGTTTTTTCATTTCATCATCTCCGATATAGCATTAAATAAAGCACTTGAACCAAGGCCTGCGCCTGTTGCCCATGCGATTATTTTTTGTTTAAACTTAACTAGTTCAGCTATTTGCTTTTCGTTATTTGTTACTTTTTTTACAAGCCCTTCCTGACCGAACTCGTTACCTAATAAGGCCTCTTTAATATCTTGTATATCTTTAGCAAGCAACTCAATCATAGCCTCAAGGTTATTTACTTTAAATTTTAAATCGTTCATTTCTTTATCACTCATAATAGTGCCAAATTACGTTTGATGCTTTATCTTTATCTATATCCACATGAATAAAATTCTTACCGATACCTATACGATTAAAACCAACAGAAAGCAACGAGACGATTAATTTGTGTCTAAAAATACTACTTTCAGCTTTTAAATCTATTGCTAAACCTTTTGTATGGCTACTCGTACCGTTTCTTCCTTGTTCTCGCTCCCAAATTTCGCTTCTAAAGGCCGATGTAACAATAAATGGTGTCTTACACACTTGTCTTGCAATATCTAGTTTTTTCATGAATTTTTCATCCATATCCTCTAACTTGCAAGGCGGGTTACACTTGTCAAAATCTGATTGTGAAAAATATTTAAGATCCGTACTCATTCTTTAACATTTTAATATCATCATCTGTTAATTCACTAGATGCATCTGGTATTAGATTCATTGGTATGTATCTGTTATTGTCACCAACTGGTTGGTAACCCATTTCGATACGCTTTTCATCAGCAGTTAGCCACCATGCTTTACTTAACCAATCTACCTTTTCACTATTATCTTTATTTAACGCATCAATAGCTTGTACATCAAAATCTAAATGATAGTTCTTGCCGGTAGCCTTATTAAATACAGGGACTAAAGATCTGTTTAGTTCCGCGTAATCTCTAGTAAGCTCAGGTATAACATTATCTAAATAAAGCTGCTTTCGGCTTTCTGATTTATTAGCATTAGTTTTATTATCTGGATCGTTTAATAATTCACTAGGGAAATTATAAACATTACATATATCACGTTGGGTCATTTTACCAGCTTCTATGATCTCTAAATCGACTGGCGGCATTCCAAATTTTTCGAATCCTAGTTTGACATTACTTACTAACCATGCCTTATAATTATCAGGGCCTTGCATTGATCTTAGATAAGTCTCTAATTGAGATCGCTGCATAGGTGTTAGTTGCTCTAGATCTGGATCAGTAGGATAGACTACGCCTGATGCGCCGCCATTTCTTAGTGCTTTGCTTAGTGCTTGATCACCATCGTTACCTAGTCTTATAGCTCGCCTAGCAGCTTTTAATGGAGACATGCCGTATAAGTGAGAGCCAACAGCATCGTAATCAGGATTCCAATACTTCCAGTGCATTACTGTTTCAGCTGGCAATTGATGACCATCATGGCCATACATGTCAATAATATAACCCTTTATCAAAGTCTCGTAAGTAGGATCGGCTACTATTTTAGTAAATTGAGATGGCATTACCCACATTTCACCAAAAGTACCGTCTCCAAGTTCTATAAAATGCGTATAAGCATTACCTGTAATCAACTGAAAACCTTTCATGTTTTCATACCACTCAGGATAGCCTTGTAATGGATTAGGTTGATTAATTAGTTTATATAAAGGATCGCGCTCATCATGCACCTCGTCAAAAGCCTGTTCTTTTAGTTCTAATAAATTATCTACACTCCCTTGCGTAGCTTTGTCTTTTACAGTATTAGATACTTGTCTATATTTTAATGCTTTTTGTTGATCTTTAACGATATGAATAATTGGAGGCACAGCAGCTGCTGCTTTCGTGATTCCATTGACTACGCTATATACGTCAGGGTTTAATTCATACCCATCTTCAACGTAAGCGTTTTGGGTATCATCAAGACTAATAGGCATACCCCTATGAAATCTAAATAATTGCCTGTTTAACTCGTTCACCAAATTGTTATTAGGTGCTTTTGTCCTAGCAAAAGGTAGAAGGTCAGATAAAGCCATAATTTACTTTTTAAAGTTGCATCTAAATTAACAAATATTTACAACTATTGAAATAAGCAAAAAAAACCACCTGACTTTCAAATCAAGTGGCATATCTACAGAGTAAATGATTCTACTATAAGTTTAATTTATTATATATTTCCCTATAATGCATATCGTGTTCTAATCTACATTCATGATCTTGTCTTAAGTGCATAACACTACTATGATGCATATTAAATAATCTTGCAAGTTCTATATGGCTTATATTTACCCAGTTAAAAAACAGTGAACGGTAATTAACAAACTTAGACTTTCTACTTTTAATAAACAAAGTATCATATCCTATGTTGATCTTATCGCAAAATTCTGCAATCAGTTCTACGTGGTTATCCTCTAGTTCCCCAGTAACACATTGTTCAAATCGTTTAAAAGCATCTAGTGCTAAGGTGTACATTCTTTTTCCTTTATAAGTTGAAGTGAACGTACCAGCTGGAAGCTAGCATTTTTAGCTTTACCATTCTTAAAATAATAAATAGGCGTTGTACCTAGTCCAGTTTTTCTCGCTAGATCTGGAACGTGCTTATCTTGAAGCCATTCCCATATTTCTTGTTCTTCTTTATGTGGTCGTGTCATTAGTATCCTCGTTTAGCTTCTATAACTTCTTCTACGCTTGCAAATTCGCCCATAGACGCTTGACAGTTAGGGCATGTAACTTCATATTCGTATTTCGTACCGAATGCATGATCAAAGCTATTGTCTTCGATTTCCAAATCTTCTATTTCTAGTTCTTCGTCTGAACATTCGCATTTAATCATTCTTCTACCCATGTGAGTTCTGCGCCATACATCTTACGTACTTCGTATCTAATACGGTCCGTGAATCCAATCATGCTTTCACCTTCTAAGCTGAAGTAGGTAAAGTTATGGTAGGCGTGTTGGAATTTTAAATCCATTTCATAGTAAGTAATGGGTTCAAGTTTCCAGTCTTTGCATTCTATAGTTCTAAGTGTTCCAGTCATTGTTCTGTAGTTTAAGTTATAGGAAGCCCGAAGGCTTCCTGGTTATTATTATTTGTAATATACTTCGCTACATCCCCCGTATTGAGGCATCAAGTCGAAGCCATAAACCAAAGTAAGAACGTCATCGTCTGAGTATCTCTTTTTGGATTCTGCTTCCCAGGCCTTAAATCCTTTGGCGGTGTGCCAAACTTGGTGATGTCTAGAGGCTAAATATAAATCTTCTCGGTTAGTGAGTATTAGTCCCTTTTCTATTAAACTATTAAGAACCTCGGTTAAGTCTTTTCTCTTTGGCATTTCTTGGCCTTCTATAAGTAAGTAATTACCATCTCCAAAAGTCCAAAGGTAAGTAACGGTATCGTCCCAATTTCTTGGTGTTCCGTAGTTACATACATTATACTCGTTTTGAGCGATTGCTTGTAATACTGTAAATTCGTTTTCTGTGATTTTCATCATTCTGTAGTTTGTTATTAATTGTTCAAGAGCAATATACAAACTTATTTAATAATAAAAAACTTTTTTTAAATTATTTTTTAAGCAAGTGAAATATCTAGTGTTTTTTTCTTCATTCTGTCCATTATTGCATACCTACCTGCGTCTATAGCGTGGTTAAAATCATCTATAGGCTTGTTTGTCGATGTGCCACTTCTATCCTTTGCCCATGTATAACTACTAAATTCCTCTATCACGTTTTTACTTTTAGTATGTATTTTAATCGGATAATCTTGTAGCAACTGGATTCCAAACATAACAGAATCCTTACCCTTCTTAGCAGGCTTTACCCATATACCTGTATTGCGTAACTCGGCAATACTTTTAGGTTCAGCACTATCTGCTACTATTTCATCAGTTATGTTTAGTTCTTTTATTAAGCGACTAATATATTGGTTGGTAAGTTGCTTTCGGTAAATATGTTCTTTCCAGTATAGTGCGCCACCATTGTACCTTATCTCTACTAAAGCTGTCGGATCATTTGTATATCCCCAATCAAGCCCGAAGCATCTCCATTTGTAATTATCAGGCCACTCGCTTGTGATCTCAAAATTAGGAAAAACTAAGCCCTCTAACCTACCTACCTCTCCTAATCCATATACTTGCCATCGGTATTGATTAGCTGTACCGGCTTTTATATTCTCATCAGTTGGCTCGTAACTTTGTATCTTTTGTTTGATACTAGATTGTATAAATGCATTATCTCTAAATGTAGACACAAACCAATCAACATCATCCCTGCTTTGTAATCTTTCATGTGCCCAGAATGCCGCAGATGGATTAAAGTCTATAATAGTCTGCTCGGTAGTTCGCATACTGATCTGCTCAAATATGCCATAATCTATACCATTGGCCTCATTAAAAAAAGAATGAGTTCTTTTACCTGATCTAGCATCTATCTCGTCATTATATGAATTAAACTCAATCTTAGACCCAGTACTAAAAGTAAAAACCCTATTACTCTTGTTATGATCTTTAAGCTCTTGCGTAAAAAATGGATCATTAAATATGATATTTTGAGCGTCTCTATAAGCACCTACTCGTAAGTTAGGTATATCCTGGCCTACTACTGTTATTACTAAGTTGGGAATTGTAGCTGCTTTCATTATCAAGACTTGCAATATAGCATAAGTCTTTCCACTTGAGGTGCCACCTTGGTGAACTACGTAGGGTTTCCTGCTATTATAGGTTAATGAATAAAGCTTATTTGCATCAAAGCTATGGTTCAATTATTCTCACCGTTACGCTTTCTATTTTATCACCATCAGTTGTATGGTCCACGCTTTGCTTAGGTTGCCCATACCTATAAGATAACCAAGTCTTAATAGCAGTGTCAGATCCTTCGTTGACTCTAAGAGCTAATTTTTGCCATACCTCTATTGGCGCTAATGTAGCATCCATGGATTGTATCATAGATATTTCATCAGCCTTAGGCTTTCTACCTGCTCCAGCTCTTTTACCACCGTGTGCCATCTTGAAAAAACTTGATTAATTAAGTATAATATACAAAAAATTTATAAACCTCTTGCAATATACTCAGATTTTAATCTTTTAAAGAATGATTGCGCACCACCTGTATTAAACAAACCACCTATTAGATCACCATCATTTAGCATTTCTACTACATCATAAAGTCGTGCGATTTCTACATTAGTAAAATCTGTAATATTTCTATACTTACTAACTATATGATCTTGATTTGATTTAATAAATTGATCTGAATTTTTCTTATACCATTCATTAAAACACCTTGCTAATGCTGATATGTTATTACCATATCTTGGTGCTTCTTCATATATCACAGCCATCATCCATATACCATATATCATATCAAAGTTAATATCGTTTGGGTACAATGGGTTTTTAACTGTTATAGTTTCATGTAATCTTATCAAATACTCCTTTACCTTAACCTTATCAGTTGGTAATTCCTTAGTCGCACCTATATCAGTATGGAAGTCGTATAATAGTTTCATAAGATCATTTGAGTAATCAAATTCTATCCCTTGGCTACTGTAGTTCTTAGCATCTTGTTTGTTATTGGCTATTTGTATTTTCATTAATCAAATGGATTATCGTGAATATTTCTTTTTGTTGCATTGAATTTTAAATAATTATTAGACCAAGTAGAAGCCTGAAGCCTCCAGTTTTTAATCTTTTTACGATTACGCTTCCAGTCTAATGACTCATAGTGGTTAATAAAATTCTCTGCTTCTAACTTAACATGGCTTTTATCTATCTTATTAGATTCTTTAAAGTATTCTTCTACTTCAGATAGTGTGGGTATTATATTGTTTTCATTCTTTTCATTCTTTTCATTCTTAGTACCTGTTAGTTTCCTGTTAGACGTCTGTTGTTTTCCTGTTATCTTTCTGTTATCCTGTTTGTTATTTTTTGCTTCATCATTTTGATAACTATTGTAATTACATATACTTAGAATAGTTCCACGCCTGTTGCTTTGCCTGTTAATCTCACCAGTACTTTCCAGTTTGTCAAAAACAGTTCTAATTTGCTGTACCGTTAAGTTTAGCTCGAATGAAAGTATTTCTAAGCTTGTAACAAAGGTGCCTCGCTTGATTACATCACCTCTATAACGCTTATCTTTATGATTAGCCTTTAGTAAGCAGTGTAAAAATACTCGCAAACAATTTGGCTCGTCATACCATTCCCACTCAAGGAATTGCCTGTGTAGTTTAATCCATCCTTTATCCATTTTTCTTCAGATCAAAGTGTCTTTTGTATATATGTAAATCTGTAGCAGAGTGATGATAATAACCAATTTTTATATTAATTTCTTTGGCTATATACTCTTGTAGCTTACTAAAGCAGTATTGATCATTACAAAATCCAAAGACTAGATCATTAGATCGCATGTATACGCTCATGCATAAAGAATCATCTTCTATATAAAAACAGATGGCTAATGTACATGGAACGTCTCTTGCCCAATCTTGGTTTTCTTTTGCATCATATATCGAGATACAAGCCCTCCTACTCGTAGGATTAGATCTCAATTCGTTTATTACATATTCAATCTGATTAGATCTTTGCCACTGCCAACCATAGTTAGAAAATGTATCGCCATTATCATCGCTAATATCTTGCCATATTTTAGGCACAGGTGGCTCCATGGCGCTTATGTTTCTATTAGCTGATAAATACCATTGCCATTCTCTTTCAGCGTAGTCTAAGTTAAAATTCCTCCATTTTGTACTTATAACATTATCCAATGGGTTTAGCATTGTAAATGAAATATTTCTCAAATATTTTGTGCCTTTTTTTGATTTGCCGATATTTATAATTAAATCGTAATAATACTCAAAGGCTGTTGTTGCGTTATTTGTTTTCATTATAATAATTTTCTAATCCTTGTAAATATGCTATCGCGTCTAATAAATTATCCTTTTTATGGTTGTATGATTCTCTACTTAATTTTAAAGCTATCATCGCTAAGTACATGTGCTCAGCGTATACTTCGTATCCTATTAATCCTGATAATATATGCGCGGCTCTTTCCATCCCTTCAGAGAAAGGCCCGTATTCTCTTTCTTTTTCTTCGCTTCTTTCGTTTACTATTTCATGCGCTATTTCGCATATTGATTTACTCATATTTATTTACCTCTATGTTTGCTTTTGTTAATAGTTCTATTCCTGATCTATTTCTATAATCGTCTTTGTATACAACTTGCCTAATCCCGCTTTGAATTATTAATTTAGCGCAATTAAAACAAGGCATTAATGTACAATACATTATAGAGCCGTCTGAACTTATAGTGCTTTTAGCACATTTTGTTATTGCATTTGACTCTGCATGTAATACCTCGTCTTTTGTAACGTTATTACATTCGCAGTCATTTTCAAAGCCAGAAGGCGTACCATTGTAGCCAATACCTATAATATTATCATTTTTTACAATAATACAACCAACTTTGCTTCTTTTACAGTGGCTACTTAAAGCTACTGACTCGGCTATACGCATGTATAAATCATGCTTTTTTGAAGGTTCCATTATCCATTTTGCCTTTTCTATCTTTTATTTCATTATATGCCGATCGTACACAGTCTTCTATCCTAATATAATCTGATCTAATTATATCAACATTTGCTAAATATGTTAAATTTGTAAGAACAACTACTATATCACCTATAGCATCAATAAGTTCTTTTTCATCTTTTTTTAGTATAGCTTCTGCTAATTCTCCTACCTCTTCATTTAATTTAATAAATTGAGTTTTAGTATCTCCTTTGTCATAAAGGCCTCTTTCGTTAGCCCATGATCTTATATTGTTAAATATTTCCATAAAAATTAAGTTGTTTTAATATTAGTTTAGGATTTGATTTTTTGTAATCTATATTATCGCCTTTAAGCGCTATACCTGTGACAACGTCTCCTTTGTTATGAGGGAACCTTCTGCCAGGTTTTTCATGCCACGCCACTCTTTTGCTTTTAGAAACTAGTATATAAGTTACTAAATTTTTCTGATAAGGGCCATCATAAGGGCCTATTTTTTGCAGTACTTTATATTCTGTTTCCATAATTAAAAAGGTAAATCGTCTGATACTTGATCCCAGTTGCTTACATCTACTTTCTGGCTTCCAGGTTTTTGTTCTAACGCGCTACCTTTATTATCGTTATTATTCATACCACCTAGCATCTCTAATCTATCACAGATAATTTGTGTACTGTAACGTTTTTCGCCATTTTTTTCATATTGACTTGTAGTAATAGAACCTTCAATACAAACTAAAGAACCTTTAGTTAAGTATCTTTGAGCTATTTCAGCTGTTTTACTAAACGCTACTATGTTATGCCATTCTGTTTTATCTTCACCCTTTACTTTTTTGCTAGTCGCTAAAGACCAATTACATACTGGCGTATTGCTTTGCGTAAATCTTGTTTCAGGGTTGCTGCCTAGTCTGCCTATTAATATTGCTTTATTCATAATTCTAATGATTTTTGTTTTGCTAGTTTTATTGTTTCTTGTTGGTGATACTGTGCTAGTTCCATAACCTCAACTTTATTAAGTTTAATCATGCTTCTAGATAGTTGTTCTATATAATCTGCAGTTCCTTCACCGTATAGTAAGTCTATTTCGATGCCGTGCCTGTACTGTTCACCTGCATTATATTTGTTGCAAGATTGACATTGCGCATGCGCGTTCTGCTCGTGCCATCTTGTAGCCATAAATCTACGGCTTTGAAAATGACCACAATCCATTTCTTTCCAATGCTTGATAGTGTTACAAGTAACACATTTACACAAGCCATTATGATTCGCGTCTCGTATTCGTATGTACCTACTAAACCATGCATCGCATGTTTTTTTAGCAGTACTTAGGTTCTTACTTTTACTTAGGCCCATTTTTTATGTCATTACATTGTTGTTCATATTTACACGTCTTGCGCCAATCTAATAAAGCTATAGCTATTGCGTAAAGAGATAAAAATCCTAGTATTTTAGCTATCAAATCTACTGAATCAAGTAATACTTTTATTATTTCCATTTTTATAGTTTTGTAATTTACGTATTGTCGTATAAGAAGGATCGACTGTGTTCATGTTTCTAAATGCCCTAAGTCTTGGCACTGGTACTTGTATGGCATAGCTTAACTCATCTAAATCCTGAGTTGTAAGCCAATCCCTTATTTCTTCTAGTTCTTTTTCTGGTGTCATAATGGTAGTTTTATTGAGTGTTCAGCGCAGAAGTGTGAAATACGGTCCATATATTTAGACATCTGATCTACATTCATCTGGCTAGTTCTTGTTCTTTTTTGTTTTGGTTTCTTGTTTAAATCCCTAGTTGTATAAACAGGTGAAAATTGATCTATAAAAGCTTCGTGTAGCTCCTCTGGGTAGTAGCCTAAATCTTCACTTATTATTGCTATCCATTTCCAGTATAGTTTGTTTTGTTCAGCACTTCTACTGTTAATGGTCTTACATACTTCTATTGTGTATTCACCATTAGGCAAGGAAGCTAAATAGTCCCGAAGGTCAAACTTCCAAGCCTTAGTGGTTTCACCGTCTGTTATTCTAAACATTCTTTTGAATCTCATTTAGCAATAGAATAGAAGTAATCCATATTCGGTTTAGATACTGCATACTTTTGCCGTAAAAGCTTAGGATCACCTCCTGATTTTACCCAGTCTTCAGCTTTATCCCATTCTGGTTGGCCCTCGTTAAGCCAAGGCTTTTGATCATCTTTTTTAAATGCTTTAGATACCTCTGGTTTAGATCCAACTGCTTTATTACCATCATCATCTTCGGCTTCTATACCTAGCAATGATTGCAATGTGTATCTACGGTAGTATGTAATGCATGATCCAATTTTTTGTGGGTCTTGCAGATCTGGCAAAGGTAAAAACGCCTCTACTGAATCACCGCTTTCCGTATCAATAATAATAGTACCAACTTGATTATCTCTTATTGGCTGTAATAGTAATAATTCTTCTGCGATTAACGCAGGCCTTACAGCCTCTACTAGCTGATTAACATCAAAATATTTGCTATTATAAAAAGGATTAGTAGAATCCTTTTTCATCTTATCCATTGTGCTTGTTACTTTAAATAATTTTTTGTAAATCTTCATTTGTTTGTTCCATTTTAATATATCCATTGCCTTGTTTAATTTGTACGGGTTCGATTACTTCGCCCGTGTGTTGGTCTACTATTGACACACCGTCTTTAGTTGCTACCTTTATTAATCTTTCGATTCGCTTCTTTTCTGTGTCTGCTTCTTTCCACATTAAGCTTTCTTTGTAGTCATAAGATGATCTACCTGCAACATGAGTAATTTTATACCCACTTACAACTAAAGCTTCTTTGTTATCTAAGTAAGTTAGCTCGTCAATGATTTGACTTTCTATTTGCTTTATAGCGTATTCAATTTCGCTTTTTAAAGCACGAAGCGTAACATAGGCATTACTTGCCTTAAGGTTACCTTCTTCGACTTTCTTGATTAAGTTATACGGTTCTTCTATTGACATAATTTACTAAGTATGTTCCAGTTATTGTTATCATTACAAATTGTATAAGTATGTGCTTCATAGTTTCCCCTTCTGCCATAAGGAAAAAAAAGAATATGATGCCACAAATGTATGCTAGTATTTTTTTCATTGTTATCTATTTGTTATCGTTTTTTAATTAAAAGTTTTTTAACTCTTGGTTAATTAAAGCTTCTTCTAATGCAGGCTTTATTACTTCTGTAATTAACCAAAATTCAACATCCCAATGGCTATCCATTATTTGCTTCCATTCTTCTGTTGCATCTTTAGAGTGTTTTAGTGAGCGTACAGAATCTAGTCGCTCTTTATTTTTATCAAGTAGCTCTAATAAGGTTGTGTTATGGTGCTTATTTGTTGTCATCATTCTGTAGTTTTGTTATTGTTGTTATAAGGAATATACATACAATCCAGATTAATAAAAAACTTTTTTTAAAATTTTTTTTAAAACATGGTAAAAATATAGCTACTATGGCTAGCAACTGCTAACAATAACTGACAATAACTGACATGTTGTTACAATAGCTGACAATAACTAACAACTGCTAACAATAACTGATATTGAGTTTTAATATCTGTCAATAACTAACAGCTGCTAACATGATCTGTCAAGATCTGACTATAAGTTAAGATCGCTTAAATCCTTCCATTCCCTATAAGAATGTATATCTTTTCTATTTATGGTAGGCTCTGGGGCAACACCGGCAACATTAAAAAACCAATCACCTTGATCTCCGTATCTATTCATGTAGTCAAAAGCTTTAGCATCATAAGTCGGTTCTGTTTCGAATCCAAGAGGTACATAATCACTAATTGATGTAAAATTCTTATGGTAGCCATAAAACTTAGCCTTACCTAATTCTCCTTGTTGTATATTCCTAGCTACTGCCACGGCTCTAAATTCGGTATCTGGCAATGCTATTTGTAGTGTTCTAGTTAGTACACCTGTTGATATTGCTGACCACATTACGCGAGGTTTTTCCTTGTCTACAAAATAATCGTATACGCATCTTACTCCGCAGGCAATTACGAGCTCGTGATACAAGCCTAACTTTATGTATTTTCTACTAGAACTTTGTTGTGCATATTTTTTTGCATAAGAATTAGCCACTGGCATAGCAGCTATTCTAACAAATAAAGGTTTAGCACCGTATTCTATACACAAGGCCTGGTGATCACTTACTCTTTGTGAGGCAGGCATAACTAGCGTTAAGTCCATATTATGTATTTTACATAAATAAGAAAGACTTATACCAGCGAACCCTGTTCTAGGTTGAACGTAAACGATTTCTTTTACACCTTGCTTTTTTAACGTCTGCACTAATAACTCACCTGCTCTAGCTTTGTAACCAACAGGACAAGCCTTAGATTCATCTATTACGTTAAAACCATTTTCATTTATTATGCAGAAATCTTCAAAGCTGCTCTTATGATCTTTTGTTATATCTAAATAGTAATCTAAATTCCTAAAAGTATCTAGGTCTTTGTTTTCTATCCCTATTTGATTATTTTTGAATTTCGCTTGTATATTCATAATATCCTTTGTTACCTAGTTTATTTTTTAAACTAGAATTATTTTTCATTGTTTTGCCATTATTTTTTTGTATATGCCACTTAGACTGGTATTCTCTTAAGTATCTTATAACGTCACAATTACGACTATCTTCGCAATCTATTGGATTTAAATTATATCTTTCTGATTGAAAGTGTAAGACTTCATTTAGGAAATCAAAGTCTTTTATTCTTTTTGTTTTTTTAAACAATGTCTTAATGCATAATTGAGCATTAGTACCTGCATAAACCATTCCTTTAGCGTCTATATATTCAGGGAAATATTCTGCCACGTCAGCAGCTAGCGCTGTTAAAACAAAGTTTTGCCGTTTAAATCCATATTTTTCTTTTAGTATCTTATTACCAAGGTCGGTCAATTGATATATCTGCATTTTACTCTTTGTAAATTCGCTATATAACGCGCGTAAAAAATCTTCCGAGTAATCTACTATGTATCGTTTTAATCCAATACTAAACTGAGGTATTATATAACCCTTGTTATTGCTAAAAGGCCCGTCATGATCTATTAAATCCTTTATCCATTCTTTTTTTGTGTACTTACCTTGCAATAATGAGTTTACAATCCAGAAATTACCGAATCCATGTTTACCTAAAAAAGGTATGTCTTCAAATAAATTATTACCACTAGGCATCGGCTTGTAATTTATACCGCTACCGCATAGTCTAAATAAATACATCATGTATATCAAATCAAACTCAGCTATCTCAGCATCTTTAAACCATTTACCATTTCCTTTTACGTCCTTTTCCTTATGAACAACTGCTTGAGTAAAGTTACAAAAAGCAGCATATTTCCTTGATCCCATATCATATATAGGAACATTATAGATTAAATCGTCATTTACTTTTTTTTCTAGATCACCTTCAAAAGGTTTTTTCTCTATTACATGGCGCTCCATAAGCATAGACTTATTATGATAATCATCTAGCATTTCAAGAAGCTCTGGCTTTATATCAAAAGAGTAATGGCTCATCAATCTTTTTATTGAAATTATGCTTATAATGCTTAGGCCTTACGTGCACAGATTGCTTAGATTCCATTACTTCATTCTCGTAAAACAAAAGATCTTTATACCATTTTTCTGGCCATGTAATAACATTGGTTAAATTATCTAGTAATACCGCGTTAAATATTTCTACTAATTTAGATCTTAGCTTTTGATCGCCATAAAATGGCTGACCCTTATACATACCGCTTTTAGGTATTTTCCTTGATTCACTTTCTATAGGTAGTAAACAAACAGGGGTTAAATCATTTTCTTTACAGTAATCGACATATCTATTAGCTAATTGCAGCGTAGCAAATAAAGCAGAGTCTTGTCTTGGTAAATGGAATCTTATATCTATATTTCCAAAGTATATTATTGATCCTTTTTTAGCGCTAGGGTTTTTTAAAAAACCAAACAATGTTTTACCATCGTTCCTATTAATACTATAGCCAGGTCTCCAAGCTGACAAGGAATGACTATCTCCGATTACTTCTTTCTCGTAATCAGGCAAAGATATTTTATTATAAAACTCTTTAGTCTTAGTCCATTTAAAATCTATTTTACGCTTTTCAATATACTCTAGTATATCAAAATCATCTAAGCTATCTATAATACCCTTAAAATTATTAAGCTTTTGTAATCTGTCTATATGAGATTGCTGTATGCCACCTATAACATTAAACGATCCGGCTTTGTAATTAGTACCATGGCAGATTATTAGCCTATCATACTGGTCCCAATTGCCATTTTCGGTTTCTATTACAGCATCCTTGTCTAATAGTTCTTTTACAATATGAACCCAGCCAGCCGAGTGTGAATTTAACGACTTGGCCGGGTTATTTAAGATTCCTACTATTGCTGTTTTCATTAGGCAAAAAGTGATTCGCGCATTTGATCTAATACAGCATTAATAAAATTATTAGTATCTATTGCGCCAGTATGACCACCAATATGCCAGTTAGTATATTCGTTGCGAGTGTATTCTTCGTCATAAGTTTTCCAATCATATACGCTGAAGTACGAATCGTCAAACATAAATACCCATTCGTATTTTACTTTACCATCTCCACTATCTTCCGGGGTAAAAGTAGGCTCGCCAAAAGTATCTACTAAATCTTTATATGAAATACAACCACCTAGGTAAGCTTTAAAACCTGACATGTGCATCATGTGATTTGCTTCTGTTTTATTCTGTATTACTTTTATTTTCATTGCTCTGTATGTTTTGTTATTGTTTGTTCAGAAGCAATATACAAGTATTTTTATTAATAAAAAACTTTTTTTAAATTTTTTTTAAAAAGAATTAAAATGTTTCTACTGGTGTTTCTATGACTTGAGTAATAATGAGCTGAGAGTCGTTAGATTTCTTGTACTTAAAATCAACAAACCACCCTCCGATATCAGTAGGATTAAAGTTCTTTTCTACTGGCCATCCTGCTTTACCAGTACCTATACCATCAACATAAGATCCTGATTGTATATACTTGATTTTATCTTTGTAGATTTTCCCGTTTCGTGTTACTCGCATTCTAGCAGTAGAAGGATCAAACCACTTTTGATGAGTATGGCCTCTTACTAATATATGTGCATCCGGATATTTCATCGCCTCAATCTGTACATCTAACATACCTTTTGAGCGTTTAGCGCTTCCACCAAAGCCGTGGTGATAGTGTATGTTGCAAACGGTACTAGTACCTCCTGGAGACTTCATTCTTAAAAATACCCAACCGGAATAAGCGCCGAGTTGTATATTTACATCATTTTCAAGATTAAGAGTCCAAACGATACTGCGTAAAATATCGTGGTTATGAAATTTGTTTATAGTCTTTTCATGATTACCATACGATATGAGCGCTATATTCTCTGCGTAAGGCTTTAGAAACTCAATAGTGAACTCTGCTACTAAGTCAAGGTAGGTACGGCCATGTTGGATAAATATGGGATCAATATCTTCTCTCTGTAATCTTCTATCTCCGTATGATCCCATCACATCTAATAAATCGCCAAAAATAAAAATGAGGCCATTAGCCTCCTTTATCTCATCGAAATGTTTTTTTAAGATGTCTCTCTTACACCCAATAGAGTCAAGGTGTATATCAGAGCAAAAAAGTGTGGGAACTACGTCAGTTGATCTTACATTCTGAAATTCAAATAAATGTACATTTTCAGATAACTCTTCAACAAAATGTTTCATAACCTTTGGTTAGTGAAGGTTTATCTAAATTATACTTTTTTATTGGAAAAGTAAAATAAGCAACAAGTTACCCACACACTAGAATTACTCTTCAGTCTTTTCGGCTTCTTCAGCTTGAGCCTTTAAGGTATTTTCATACCCTTGCTTAACGTACCTGATCTCATCAAGTTGCATTTGCAATCTTGCTTCTTGGATCTTTAATTCTTCGATTCTTTCTTCTAGTGTCATTTATTTAATTATTTTATTTATATAAAAAGTAACTACTTACTATTTAAAGTAATAATTTTCTTAATTAAATATAACTACCAAGGCATTCCTTTCAAAGTCGCAGGATTCTTTTTTGCTTCGATTTGTGCAGTTATACTTGCTTCAACATGGTCATCGACTACTTCAGCTTGTACCCAACCAAGAACGATGTCTTCGGTTAAGTCATCAAAAGCGATGTAATCTTCAGATGAAGCATCAGGTTGAAAAGAGCAAGAACCGTACCTTCTTGAACTGTATGACACAGAGTCATCGCCTTCGCCAACAGTTTCGGTATGGGTGCAATCCCAATGTGCCGTTACAACTCCTTTGTCAGAGTCGTTAGTGTATTCTAGTGTGTTAATTTTCCAGTTCATTTTTATTGGTTTTTAAGTTGTTCAATTTCTGCTCTAAGTTCTTGAATCGCTCCTACTAATAAAGGAACTAGCTTGCTTTGGTCGATACCTTGATACATTGGATTTCCTTCTTCATCTACGGCATCCTTTTCACCAGTAATCGCTTCGGGTACAACGTCAGCTACTTCGTGTGCCAAGAAACCATCTACTGTTGTATAAGCATCAGCAATAAAATTAAATCGGCTTGGCTTTAGTTGGTCAACCCTATCCAATGCGCCAGTCATTTCTACAACGTTTTCCTTTAGTCGGTAGTCAGAAGAAGTGACAAAAGCAGTTGCAGAACCACCAAGTTGTATTGAACCAACATTTCCGTTAGGGTTGTAAAATCTTTGCACAGAAACAGTACTTGTAGTGCTTGTAGCTTGAAGTAACTGCCTAAGACCACTTCCACCATCAATGAATGCACTGCCATAATTAGCAGTACCGTTTGGTGTTCCAGTAGTTCCTATATAAGCACCAGTACCTAGATATAGGTTTTTCCATCTATTTGAAGTACTTCCTAGATTGATTGCGTTATCTGCTACTGCTCCTGCTTTATCACAAGGTTGTATTATTCCAGTATTAGCATCTATAGAAGCACCTAATATACCTGCTCCTTTTAAGCTACTTCTAGGGTCAAGAATAATATGACTTATAACGCCTGATGTACTACCAATACTTCCGACTATTGTGCCGTCTTTTCGAAAACTTATTAAATCGCCATCTGATGTCAATCTATTAATAAGTATAGGAAAGCCACTATCTCTAGTAAATGCACTTCTATCATTAGGAAATAATTCTACACCTTCGCTAGCTATTGATGATGTAGTCTTACCCACCAATACGTTACCGCTTGAGTCGATGCGCATACGTTCTGTTAATGAATAAGGGTCGTTTGAGGAAGCATTACTCGTTGTTCTAAATGTTATTTCTCCCCCATTATCATCTCCATCCCCCCTTACATCAATACACGCAACAGAATGTCCATCATTAGCCAACCATTGTAATGCACCAAATGCACCAGTAGTATTGCTCGTAGTTCTTTGAATTGATATAATAGAATTAGCGGATGTACGTGCTATATGTAGAGGATTAGCAGGCGAAACACCAATACCAACGTTACCGCTTGAGTCGATGCGCATACGTTCGGTTGGATTGCTTGAGCCATCTGCGCTAGTTCCAAACGCCATAAAACTAGGTGCATCACCATTGGCTACAGCCTGACCATCGGCACTAACTAAAATATATCCCATATTT